GTTAGTAAAGTCTATTCCTGAATCAGCTATATCTTGACGAATCTGCTCTATGTTAAACTCTTGTGGTGGTACTTGTACCTCTTGCTCTGCGGGGACTTTGGTTCTGTATTTGTCAATATTTAGTTTATCTAAAGAATAGTTTGGATCAAAAAAACCTGGCCCATTTCCAACAGTAGGCATACCAATAGAGTCATATCCTGGGCCACTTTTACCGCCACCTAAATCACCAAAGATGTTTCTTAGTGGAGGCATCTTGTCTCTTCTGCCACCAGGTATTGTTACGCCACCGATACCAGTTCCAAAAAAGCTAGGGTCATCAGGTTCTTTGTATACAGGTGGAGGTGGAGGTGGTGTTCCGTTTAAGTCTGCTTGTGTAAATCCTTGTGGCATTGCGGATGAATAACTTACACCTGGTGCAATCATGCCAGGTACGTTTTGGCCACCAGCTATTGATTGGGCATAGTTTAATCCACTTGAAAAAGGAGATACTGTTGTTGGTATAGCAAATCCACCATTAGGAATATTGTAACTACCACTACCCTTGTTACCTGCAAATTGATTTAGAATATCAATCGTTCCTTGGTAGCCTCCAGGTTGATCGACTATAGGTGTTAGGTCGCCTAATGCTGCGATATATTCTTCTGGGTCAAATGCTATTGTCATAATTATTTCCTAGTTAGCTATTAGTTTATCAATTTTTTCGTCTAATTTGTCTAATCTGTCGAAAATTCTTTGCATGTCTAAATGGAGGTCTTGTTTGGTTGCGTAGCGTGTTGGGATTTCTTCTCTGGTTTTATTAACAAGTATTTCAACTCGTTTAACATCTGCCGCGTTAGTACGGATACTATAGATAATAGGAACATACACCAATGTAATAATTGCGTTCCAAAATAAAATAGGGTTGTCCATTAATAACTCCAAATGTGCGGTCTTGGTCTGTTTGGTTTTTCTTCTGAAATATCTAAGTGTATAAATCGAGAGTCGCCTTTTTGGTTTACGCCAATACCAGTAAATCCATAATCTCTAGCTTTCGATACTATTTGTAGAGCTTTATCTCCTCTTACATATATATCAGCTGCTAGGCCTTCTGCATGAGTTCCTGGAGTTTTCTTCTTTGCTTCTATTGGGTGGTCTTCACACCTGTACCCAGAAGTTATAATAAAGGGAAAACCCAGCTCTGTTCTTAGTGATTGTAACTTATTTATTAGTTCATGTGAAATACCATTTTTACCACAGTGTTTGCAAGAAAACTCTTCTTCTTTAAAGTTTACCCAAGACATTATTTCCCTACGCCTTTGACCCTTTCGTATGATCTTAGTCCACCAAGACCAAGCATACCCATGAGTACGGGTAGCATAGTTGATGTATCTGCTTGTGGTACGACAATACCAAATGGAGCAGCGAGTGGACTGATTAAAAAGTTTACAGCAAAACCACATACACAAATCCATGCTGTAGCTGGTCGCCATGATGATTGAAACCAGTCGCCTTTAGCATCAAGTTTGTTTACTTCTATTTGTGCTTTAGCAATTTCGTGAACGTGCTTTTCAGACATGGTTGCAATTTCATGTGCAATCTTTTGCTTTGTGTCTGCATCTGGAATGAACTTATCAAGAAGTTCGCTTACTGGTTTTATTAGTTTTTCTATCATTTTTATTTTTATATAGTTGTTGTATTTTAGCCAAAGAATTAACTGTCTGTTTTCTTTGTTTCTTTGTTTTTGTATTCATACAAATGCTTGTTAAGTTTTTCTGCTTTTCTTTTAAAAGACCATTCTAAAAATTTACCAAGTAAGTAAGACAATCTACTTTTAAGACCTAGCTTTTTTCTTAGCTGTTTTACTTAACTCGTTAAAATGAAATAACTTCACGCTTGTTGAGGTGTGAGATTTATTTGAATGTAAACTACCATTAGGCATTTTGTGCATATTACCTTTGTGTTCAGTTCCATCTCTTTTGTAATGTTTAACACCTTTCATTATTTTTTCTTCTTCTTAGGAAAACCAGCTTTCATATTTGCGTAGGCTTTCTTAGTGATAGTAGATTTCTTTTTAGTTCTACTTGTTTTATTTTTCTTTCTGTTATTTATATTTGCATATAGTGACATAGTATCTCCTTACCATTTTACTTTGTCTGCCCAGTAAGCAGCAGACAGTTTACCTTTAGAAATATTTTTGGCGTGTCTTGCCTTGAATGATTTCTTCCTTGCTTTATCTTTAGCGGTCATTGGATTTTTACCAGCACCGCTAACGCCTTGTTGACCAAAGCGAATAAGTTTTATGACATCGCCAACCTTTGCTAGAACAGCGTGTGATTTAGTTTTATGACTAGGTGTTCTCTTGGGTTTGTTATAACCAGAGAATCTTTCGCCTCTATAAGTTATTGCCATAGTTAGTGTATTAAAGTTACTTTAGAAGATATTAATTCAGAGTCGTGTGGTATCTGTAAAAATATCCTTGCCACTCTTTTTGCTTCTTCCAGGCTCTTAGCTTTTATGTCCGATCCAACATAGATAAAATCTCCGTCAAGAAATTCTAAGTCGTAAATCTTATCCGATTGGTGGGTTATTGCCATTAGTAAACATTCCCTGCGATTGGTTTTTTGCTACCTGTCTAATCGCTTCTCTATCTCTTTCCATGATTGCATTTATTTCTGCAACATTAATTTGTGCGCCATACTTAGCTTGTAGTTCTGCAATCTTCAGTTTTAAGTCAGCTTCATGTTCATCACGGTTTCTGTCGTCATCCATAATGATTTTCATTCTATCTGTCTCTGCATCAATGATAGCTTTTTGTGCTAAGTTCTGTGCCTTCATTGCTTCTGCTTGTGCCAACATTTCTGCTGGATCAGGTTTAGGCGGTTCTTGCGGTTGCGGAGGCATAGGCGGTATTGTTGTATTTATAAATGTTGTTGCATCTTTAAATCCAGCCATTTCAATCATTTTAGTTAGAGTGTTTGCATACTGCTGTAAATTAACCAAAGGATTGTTAGGGCCTAATGTTTGTAATATTTGTTCTTGCTTTTGCGCCATAGTTGTTAAGACTTGGAACTTTTCTTCGTCAGAGTTTTTAGAAATACCAACATTAATTACCATGTCTTTGTCAGCATCCCAATACCTAGGATCAATAGGAATAAACTCGTTGTTAAGTCTCATCATGTCTTGACCTTCTTGGTGTTTAATAACAAGCGAGTTTACAAGTTTAAATAAATCTTTCATTCCGTCAGCAAAGTGACGACAGATAAGTTCTACTCTTCCTTGTGCGCCAGACATTGTTGCCGATACTGCTGCTGAAGTAGTTGATTGTAATGCTTCTGCGTTTAGTCCAGCGGAAGCCTTAGAAACGCCTGTACGGTTTTCTTTTGCTTCGTCTAAGTAAGACAATACTGGGAAGGCTTCTTTACCAACAAAAGGAACAGAGAAAGGCTGAACCATTCCTGGCGCTCTCATTCTTATTGGTTGTCCTATATCAGTATTAAGAACGTCATCAATGTTGACTTGTCCTTCTACTATACCCATTCTCGGGAAGATGGCGTGGCCTAGACTATCAAGGGTATCTCTCATTATCTGAGATTTAGCAGCTTGAATAGGCATCAAGTAGTCCGCAGGGCATGAGCCAATGGAGGTATGTGGCTCTGGATCGGGACAGAAGAGTGTAATAGGTAAATCATCCCAGGGTGTTGAATTAACAATATTTAATCCATTCCCTACAGTGCATACTCTAATCCTTTCATCTATACCATCACCATCTAAATCATAAAAAACATAATGCTCTATATAAAGAACATTTTTACTATTGTTGTCTGCTCTATCAACACCAGTAAAATCCGCGTATGGGTTTCTTGCTTGTTCTAGGTCGTATGAATCTTCATCGACTGCACTACCAGAACCAGCGAACTCTTCCATTTGTTCTTTGTCATAACCCATAGCAACTAAGTCACTTACAGTCTTAACCATTCTGTGTGCAACGTATGGAGAAGTATTTAAGTCTCTAGCGTGTCTTGAAATTAATACTTCTTCTGTTGGTACTGCTTCGATTACCACTTGGTCTTTAGGCTTAATTCTTCTAATTTTGACATCGTAACTAACTGGAGTTTCTTGTGTCATCTCTTCGCCATTTTCAGGATTCATAAATGTCATGCTTTGCATTTCAATTTTTTCTTCAATGACTTCTACGTTAGGGTCAAGTGTTAGAGCTTGATAGGCTTCTGGAGAAATGTCTGTATATTCGTGAGTTGATGCGGTAATGCTGTCATCCCAGTAGGCTTTTACAAAACCAGTTTTTCTAATAAGCGCATCTTTAAACGCATCATATAAAACTTTGAAGCCTGGGTTTTTTTGCTGGATGACATAGTTAATGTAATCTGTTTGTTGTTTGGCTAGTTGTATGTCTTCTGGGCCATGAGGTATAAACTCTACTATCTTAGTAGTACCAAAAAATGTACGCATGATGGAAGGCAGCATGAATAACACGCTGTCTCTAACGTCTGTTGATACAAACTCTGATTGCATAGAGCTTTGTGATGTTGGAGCGTTTCCAAGATAGTAGTCAGTAGCGTCAGCCCTGTCCTGGTCTATCTGGTCGATAAAGTCTTTAGCGTCATCCATTTCGGACTTAAGTACGCCTTGTAGTTCTTCTTCATTGTAAGAATCTTCTACTTGTAACTCTTCGATTGCTTGATCTGTGTCGTATTCCATAAATTTATCCCACTCTGATTATTCTTGATGTCAAGGGTTTCTTGAAATTATACCCTAAAAAGTTCTCGCCACCACTAAAACTTGCAGCGGAACTTGCCATGGTTAGTGCAAGTGCGTCAGCTTTATCTGGAGACTTAATACCTCTTTTTTTCATTTCGTCTTTAGACTCTATTTTTATTTTTCCAGTTGATGTATATTTATAACTAGGCGCTGCCAATTCCGATACAAGCTCATCATCATTAGGAAGACGGCAATTACGCAGCGCCAACCAATCCTTGATTGCAAACCATAATTCAGCTCGTAAGTTTAAATAGTTTTTCCTAGTAGATGGTGATTCAGAAACATTAACTCCTCTTACTGGTAAGTTCTGTTCAGCTAGTCTATCTACAACACCACTACCAAGACCAATTACGTCTATAAGTATTTCTTGTGGTTGTTCTACGACTGTACTGTCGTCATATAAGTTTTTAACTGCACCGCATAATTGCATTAAATCCATCGATTTGAAAGTCTTAATTTCAAGAACTGTATTACCTTGTCTTATACATAGTGCAGAATTATCTCCACCAAACCTTGCAACGTCTAATCCCCAAACAATAGGTGATTTAGTTGTTAGTGCCACGTCCCTGTCGACAGCATTTCTTGCTAGTTCCATTGGTATGACTGAATCATCGTCAGCGTTAGGGAATTCGCCTCTAACTTCTACTCTGGCTACAGTAGAATCTTCTCCGTATTGTTCGAGCATGGTTTGGAATAGTTTTTGGTCAGTACCTTCGACTGTGCGTGAGTCTATTTGTTCTAAGTTCCAGAACTTACGTTTGGATGTAAAACTCTCGTAGAAAGGCCCTGTGTTTCTTCTAGGGTTAGAAAAAGTAAACCAGAAACGATTTTCGGTTGGCTCTGTAAAGAAACCTTCGGAGACAGAATAGATGGGTGCGGGAATACCTGATGCCTCGTCCATAATTAGGCAAACTCCGTAGGATGAGTGAATACCAGCAAAAGCATCTGGGTTCTCTTCACTCCATAACTGCGCCTGGGCGTAGTAGTAACCTGTATCTATTTTTAAGTCTCTTTTGAGTGCTTCTTCAAACCAACCATCTGGTTTTATGGTTGTAGCAGTTTTAGTAAACCAATGGCTGTTTATAGAAAGTGTTAGCCACTTACCTAGTTCCGCCCATGTTCTTGATCGCAGCTGTTGTTCGGTGTTAGCAGTAACAATAGTGGTTGATCCAAGTCTGGTTGACAGCATCCATAATATTAACCATGAAACAAGGGCGGACTTTCCTATTCCACGACCTGAAGCTACAGCAAGTCTAAACATCTCTGGATTAATTTCGCCTTTATTTCTTTGTATGTTTATTGATAATTTTTTTAAAACATTTTTTTGCCACTCTCTTGGGCCTGTAAAGTCTTCGAGGGGGGTGTCCTTCTGTCCCCACGGGAAGATAAACATAACAAAGTTGTATGGATCGTCAGAAACGTGAGGCGACCAAACTTCGGTCATTAGTTGTTGTTCAGCTTCAGCTCCGTATTTCATATATTTACCAAAATTATAAATAATAAAAAATTACCAAGTCCAGCTATGGTTGTTATTTCTATTATTCCTTTTATTACCTCTTTCATATTCTACTCAAAAAAATTAAAAAAAATTAGCGCAACAGTTACACATACAATACCCGTGCGAAAAAATGTAAGGGGGGGTCAATCGTTTTAAATCGGAGCATGTGATTTGTCAGATTGTGGGCAACCCTTACTGATAGCTAAGCTATCCGCCCTTATTATCATCGTTCTTTATGTCTTCTTGGTCATCTACCAGTTGTCCCGAGCCTGTAGACGTTGATTTAACAGCGTTTATAATCTTAGGATTTTTAATATCCGTCATCTGTCCGCCTAATCTATCTTTTGCACCAGATAGAACATCATTTAAATTTATAGTTGCGTGGACATTTTCCACACGATCCTTCCAGGTCTTTGGGTCTTGGTTCTTTAGATAAAATATCTGGGCGGTCACGTTGCCATCAGTTGCCGAAGTGAAAAGGGAATTGGTAACTTGTGCCAGTCCTTTGGCTTGACCCCTTTTTAAAGCACCCTCAAAATCAGCAGAGCGTTTTCTATTCCTGTCTATAGTATCCCATGAAACGCCCATAGCTCGGGCAATCTGGGAAGTGCCAAGACCTCTTGCAGCTAAGTTTTCCACTTGCTCTAAATCTAATTCAATACGTTTTCTACCAGCTTTTTTAGGTGGTTTATTGTCGTTTTTAGTCAAAAATTGCTCCATATTTGATATTTTCTATTGCTCCGTAAACCCCTATAATACAACATTCCTCATAAAAACCCTAAGTTTTTTTAGCTAACTACTTGATATATAAGTACATTTAGGTATGATTAGGGAGTCAAACGTAATACTTTAGGAGGTAAACCATGACAAACACTTACACAGAAAACCTAGCAGACTTTGGAACTAGAGAACTAGACGAGGCAAGTAAATTATTATCAGCTATTAAAAACGGCTTACCAGATGATTTTGATGACCAAGGAATAAAAGTTGGTTTTAATATGAACTCTGGTTATGTCTTTTTAACCAATGCTGAATATCAAGTTGCTATGTATGATGATGAAAGTGAAGAACTATACAGTTTCTACACTACACCACATGAAGGCAGAGAGGGTTGCTATGAAGAACTATTGCAAGAATATGACGACATGCACCCAGAAGACCAAGAGTTCATGAACGACATCAAACAATACAACAGGAAGGTGGCGTGATGAGTGCAATAACATTTAAAGACTTAATAGCATACGAAGAAGAAACAGGGGCAATTATATATTTACAAGGTATTAGCGGTAACATCATTAAAAACCTAAGTTATGAAGATGATGATTTTTACGAGGGCTATGTTTTATTAGATAAGCCAATCATGGGTAAATCTATTATTAGAAAATGGGTAGACGTTCCAATGGGCGAGGAAGAAGAAGTTACTCTTTACGATTTAATAAGCGAGGTAGAAGAATGGTAAACAAAACTCGATCGAGATATAAAAGCATCATTGGACAACTTCGCAAGAAGTACGGACTAAAAGATAACACGCCGATACACAAAGTAGAGATAGCAATGTCTCCAAAGGACTGGAAAGCGTTTAGCGAAGCCTTAACTTTTCCAAATGGTAAACCAACAAGGGGTAAATGATGAGTAAAAGAGAGCATAATGAGTACATGGATAATTTATACCTAAAAACAGAATTTACTAAAGTATCTAAGAAGGCATCACAAAAATATTTAGTTGGTATGGCTAGAATCATAGTAGCAAATATGAGTTTAAATAGTGTTGTCACAATTGCAAAAGCACTTTCAGAGAGAGCGGAGGAGGTATCTAAGAAATGATTTTTTCAATAAACATCAACGGGCATCTGGTCGATTGGTGCTACACCATCAACAACCATGAGAAACAATATCATCAAACATGGATACCTAAACTAAGCGACATACAAATAGTAACCAAGGAATTAAACGGTCTTACAGTTAGCGAAGTTAGAAAGCTAATACTAGAAGACATACAACCCGATATACAAATGGTGAGAGATAACACCAACAAGAAGGCGAAAGCTAGGAGGCAAAAAAATGTCTAATAAATACATAGTGACCGCAAGTATCAAAATAGAGGTATGTGATTGTGAAAACGAATACGAGGCTATTGATATTGCAACAGACCAAATAGACTTGGGTAACATAGAATTTACAACAGAGGAGGTAAAAAATGTCTAATAAAGATGCAGATAGAATAAGGGAACTTATAGAAATAGAACGTGATATTAAAACCATGCCACAAGAAGAACCCGAAAAGGTAGTAATACAATTACAGCCAATCGAGTTCAATTCTTTTGTTGGTCATCAACCACCAACGAGGGAGGAAATAGGCAGAGCAATAATACAAGAAATAGAAAACGATAACTTCTATTACCATGAATTAATTAAGCACGTAAAAGAGGAGGTGCAAGAATGAACTGTGAATTATGTAATGGTGTTGGGTGGATTGATACATTTAACACCCAAGAAAAGGTGCAGGAGATACAGAAATGTGATGACTGTAATGTATTTAAAGATGACGAACAAGCAAAAAAGGAGCAAAACTAATGATTGAAGAACTACTAGACAAATACCATGTAGACGATTTTGATGATTTATTAATTGAAATCATCAAACAAATGCAAGAACAAAAAGAAACTAGGGAGGAAGACTAATGAGTATTGAATATATTGGAGTAAAAATTAAAGCAACAACATACGGAGACTTTTCAGACAATGTTAAAGAGATAACCCATGCGGAAATGCAATTTAGCGTTCCTTGTGATGAATCTAAAGCAAAGAAATTTGAAAAAGCAAAAGATAACTTATTAAAATCAGTAATAGATATGTATGCTTTAGAAGACCAACACCAAGTAGACGTAACAATAGAATATGAATATTTTGGAGTAAATGAACAATGAAGCACGATCTAATGATGAGAATATCAATCATAGGATTATTAACCTGTGTTTGGATACTTTACCTAATGAATGGCGGTGCAATATGAAGATTGATTCAATCCAATTAGAACAGGCAACCGCGTTCATTCTGGAAACCAATAAATACATATATGAACAAGCGGAGGAATTAGCAAAGCAACATCTGGAAGCAGACGACAACAAGAACTTTAAGGCTAGAATCAAACGCTATGAATCCGAAAGCAAAGAAACGCTTTTACACTTTACTGATGAAGTGACCGCATGGGCGGAATGTGAAAAGAATTATCCGCTAATGGATTTCATATACAAATTTTTTCAAATTAAAAAGGGATATTATGAATAGAGTACAAATACAAGGAACTACAATTTTTGGCTATGTCAGAGAAGACTACAAAGACTCGGACAAAAACAAGGTTGACTTCCTAGACGAAGAAACAAACCAAGTAATTAAAGTAACTAAAAACCAAATTAAAGAAACTTATCAAAAAGATAGGTATAATTAACCAATCACGAAGGCCGAGGCGGGTATCATAAAACCCCCTAAAGTATAAAACTACTCGTCTTGGCTTTCCCTTTCAAGCATCACTCCCAAACCAACGAACAAGAAATGTTTATGCTGCACTCCCGCCTTCAGGCTTCGCAACACCTTCTTCTCTTTATCAATAGCACACCAGATAATATTCTGATCCATAAGATTCTGAATACCTTTACTAACGGTGTGTCTGTTCATACCAATCATTAACGCCAAGTAGCTAACCGCATCATGGCTTGAATAATCTTGTGCCGAATACCTCTCGCAGAGCGCATACAAGACTAGCTTTTCCCTACCCTTTATATCCGTCCTTCCCAGGTGTTTCTTATACCACTTCCAGACGACCTTCTTCAGCTTCGAATAGTTCTTATACTTCATAGCTAGACCGTAAGGTATCAATCCACTTTCCTCTGGACTCTCAATCGCCTCGATAACTAACCACCATTTCTGCTCTTTCATGCTTCTTTTATTCCACCTTAATTAATACAATTCCTACTGATTCTTTTTCCCTGAGAGATGAGCCGTAAGGCTCACTCTCTCTATTAGTCTAGTCTTGGATATATGGCTACCCGTATAGCCGATAATCGGCTACCCCTATATACGATAATCGGCTACCCGTGTATACGATTACTTTTTCTTTTCATCCTTCTTTTTGGTTTCTTTTTTGGTCTTTTTCTTACCAAATATCCTATCCCAATTATCTTCAAATATTTTCTTATCTACTTGTCTTGGTCTCTGGTCGCTTCCCTTCCCGTTCATTTAATTTTCTCCCTAGTCCCAATCGAAGGACGTTTTATTTTCTAATATTTCCAGAACTGCACCACGCCTAACCAAAGTCTTGGTTTCATAGTCTACATTTCCAGAGTTACTTTTAACCAGACTGGCTTTAACGACTGCCATTCTGTCTACCTTTATGCCTTGCTCCATGCATATCTTTTCGCACGTATCGTTATCAGCTAACCACATAGCTATCGCAAAACGAACTGAATCAGTGATACTTGATGCACCACGAATTTCAGCTCTATGCGAAAGTGCATCATCTGAATCATTAGTAAGAGCCGATTTTGCCAAGTGATGAACTGTAAGAGTCGTAACACCTAATCTGGCTGATATGTTTGCACAATAAGAACCCCATAACTGGCCTACTTCATTACTTGAACTGATATTACCAGTCGTAAATGCCTGTAATGGGTCGAATACAACCAGTTTTAAGTTTGGAATACCTTTTAATTCTTCTACTAACTCTGTCGCTTGTGCTGTTACTCCCTCTTCTCTCAACAAAATCATTGGTTCTTTTTGTTCTGGAATCGGAAATACATATACATCATATTCAGATTGAAACCTTAATCCCAGGGGGTCAAGTGCATCAATCCTTCTATGTACTTCAGACAAATCATCTTCAGCTGCAAAAATTACAGTTGATCCTTTTTGTTGTATGGTTTTACCCCACCAGTGACCACCTGTAGCAATACCCAGAGCCAACTGAATCATTGATAATGATTTACCAACGCCACCAACTGCTGCAATGATTCCAGGTTTGCCAAAAGGAATGAAACTATCAACTAACCACTCTATTGGTTTTGGACTTTCAACTAAGTTACGAATTGCATATTGTCTGATATTAAACTTCAACTCTACTAACTCTAACTTAACTTGATCTAAACCCTTCTCTAAATACAGGTCGTTGAAGTCTCCAATAATAGAAGGCAATCTGGAAACTGCATTACTAATACTGCTAACAACTTCATTCGCGCATTTCTCGCCTATTCCAGACGTATCATTATCAAGTGCAATTATAAACTTTGCACCCGTTATAGAACGCAACCTGTTACACGCTGTTAAACAGAAATTTGCAGAGAATACAACCGCGACAGGTAGACCCGTAGCTTCGTATATAGAGCTTCCTGTGGCATATCCTTCACATAAAATAATCGTTTCTAAACTAGGTAGTTCATCTGCCTTACAACCAATTAAGAATACATTACCCTTAACTTCTCCGCCCCCAGCAAACTTTTTACTGCCGTCTGGCATGATGTATTGCAAAGACCTTATTTCTGAAACTAATAACCCATTATCATTATTTCTTATGATATGATGCACCCCGATTAATAGGTTTCCATTAATCGTTTTTAAACCATAATTTTTAATACCTTTATCCGTGAGATACTTATGCTCTATAACTTCATTCGCACTAGCAAACTTTTCTTTGACATATACGGCAACCTGTTGGTGCTGTATTTTCTTAGCCTCTTCTCTCCGCTTTTGTGCCTCTTCGAGCTTGGATTGTAATATCCTTTTTTGCTCCGCAGACATTTCATTAGGATTGTAAGAAGTAAACTTGTTCTCTAAATTAGTACGCCAGTTACCATAAACACATACAAAGTTTTGATCTAACTGGTTATAAACATAGTACCCGCTACGTTCTCCACCTTTATCTGGCCTGTGATTTACACCAGCACTTACAGGAACTCTTACTAGGTTTCCTGTTGTATCTAAGAAATCAACTAACAAACCATGAGAACGCATCTCATTAATTAAATCAGCATTTGATTTACTTGTATTACTAAAGGCATAGTTCTGGTCGAGAACAATACCCTTGTCTCCATAAAATTTAGTTAAGTCAGTCATCAGCCTGTGCCTTGGAGTTATTGAGATAACTTGACACAAGCCTTCTTATAAAACTAATCCTGTCTTCTTTAGTCCATTCATGCAGGACAAACGATTTATTCTTTTTGGAAACTTCTAAGTATTTTGATTTACTTTCCGTGAGTGCAACAGATAACAGCTCCTCGTTAATCTGTGCGAAATTTTTAATATGCTCCATTTTTTTACCTTCTCCAATAAGTTTAAGATGTTCATAGCAACAAGCACCTTTAATCTTGCCGTTGCTGATATGAAGTAACGGAGAGCTAAGTCCATGACAGTATGAACATAGACTCGGCCTCCGATACTTAAGATCATCATTACTAAAAAGGTAAGTCGTCTTCGTCTTCGACATCGCTAGGGAACATTTCCTCTTTATCTTCTTTTGGTAATACGTCTTTAGGTTCAGCATTTTCTGTAGTAGATGTAGAGCCATAGGCTTTCCAACCATTACCAAAGTCATCTTTTATTTCTAAATAACCCTTCTCGCCAACGACTAGTTCGCCTTCTACTTTTTTGCCCAGAAGTTCATCAGTGTTTTTCATTGATGCTACTCCCATTGCATTAAGCATTTTCATTAATGACTCTCTGCCTATCTCAACAGGCTTGTCATTATTATGAGCCATAGTAAATGCGTGACTAACTTTTATAATCTCGCCTTCAACTTCGAAGTGAATCTTTAAAGCCTTCCAACCATTCCTACCCTCAATCATTTCTGATCCAGCGTATTCAAAGTTGTATCTTCCAGGCTTTACCCTATCTCCACCGCCAGAGCTTTCTCCAGCTTCTATTTTATCCAAACCAAATTCTGTTAAATCCATGTTGTTACCTCCGTAAAAATTTAACAATTAATAATTGACTACCCAGGATCATATTCCTCGTAATCATCTGCTCTATCTATTTCTTCTTCTAGTGCTTCAGCTATTTCTGATAGAACTCTGTTCGCACCTAACGGGAGAATAAGATCATCATCTCCGTTTTTTTCCATACAGTCTTCAACTAATATTTTAGCTTTACGCATAAAAAATATTAATTTTTCGTGTTCTGTAGCCATTACTTCGCTATCAATTTACCAATTTCAGCCCAAGTATTTTCAGCTCTAACAATAAAGTCATCGCCTTCTTCTACGACTGAAATTTGTTCTGGTAATCCATATCTATTTTTGGCTACACAAGCTGGGGATTCAGTAGTTACTAATATCCTTCCAGATTGAACAGTCTTACTTGTTAGTCCTTTACTACCTTGAACTTTTACAGTTCCTTTTTTGTAGTTTAAGAACAAGCACATATCACTTGCTTCTAGTACCAAGGCACTTGCGGCTTTATGCAGTTTCAGTTCATGCCTATCGTATGCTTCTGTAGATGGATCGTGAAACGCTTTTATCTGGTTATGAGCAATCATAACAATACGCATTTTCTTTTCGTTTCTTAATCTATTAACTAAATCAAGAACCTCTCTCCAATACTTCAGAGCCTCGTTGTAACCACGACCATAACCAAAAGATTCTATTGATGGTTGTTTATGTGTCTCACAAGTCTTTGCATGAATGAGTGGCTCTAACCAATCTAAACTATCAACAACCAAAGTGTTGTATTCAAGTTCGTCTGCATCAACCAAGGACTTTAGATAACTATAAAAAGTATCGTAGTCTTTTGCTAAAGGAAAATGTGGAATGTCTCTATTGTTAGTTAAGATTCCTAGACCTTCTTCAGTTTGTACAACAACAGGGTTCTTACTTCCTACTGCCAGTGTTGTCTTACCTAACCCAGAAGGGCCGTAGATAATTACAATACTTGGTTTCGCTTTTGCTTTCTTTTGTATTGCTGCTAAAGACATTAGTTAATCTCCTTAGTAACACCTTCTATAGTTACAGGCTTTTTGTAAGGCGGTAGTTCTTTCTCTAACTTCTCTAAAGTGTTAGCTACATTCTTTCTTACCGACTCCATGTGATGTACAGTTTTAGTTGCTAACTGATATGCTTCCATTAGCTGATTTTCCGCACCCAAGTCTCTGCTGATTTCTTCTACCAAGGGCGCAGTTGCATCAGTTAAGTCTCTATCAAATATCTCTCTTGTGTTTCCGTCTTTATCTTGGAAACTTAAAAGAGGTTGCTCTTTCTTTTTTTCATTTACCATTTTCATTATCCTCCATGGATTTATAGGTTTCGCAAACTTCTTTGTGTGAACAGAATTTGCACCAATTTCCAGCACTAAAGCTAGGCTCTTCGCCCATTGCTTCATCACAAGCTGGTTTCAAAATATTCAAACCCCAGTCGACAAGATCGACCGCTTGAATATCCCAAGTTCTTATTTGCCCGTCTTTATGAAAGGCTCTTTTGTTTGGTTGTATGATTGTCATTTCTATGACTGTATCTTCGTTACCCCATCTTGATAGGCAACCAAGTGAGTAACACATAAGCTGTTCGTTCATCACGACATCTACTGCCCATGCACCAGACTTTAAATCGCCAACGACCATTCTGTTACCTTCGCCAAGAATAACTGCATCAGCAGTTCCCCAGAGGTTGTCGTTTATATCTGGAGCATTTACTTTTTCTTCTACAAGTAATTTTCCGTTAAGTTCTTCAGTTCTTCTGTTAATGTAATCAACATAGATTTCAGCCATATCAATATCATCTTGCGTGATATCAAAACTAAAACCGTCTACATCTACAGTTCTACCAAGATAATAGTCAGCTAAAGAAATGCCATCTAATCTATTTTTAAGTAAGGCTTCTACCATTTCGTGAGTAGAAGTACCTCTGGCTGCCGCCATGCTACCTTTACGTTCCGCAACTGCATTAATCTTTGCACTAGCAGGGCAACGAATAATTCTATTAATACTACTGGGTGATAATATCGCGTGTGACAAGTCCGTACTCCTCTCTTATTAATGATGCAAATAGTTCTGTAGAAATATTCATTGCAACATTGAAATCTTCCATTTCAAATAAATTATTTTTAAGTGCGTATGTATTAGCAATCATTACACGCCAGTCTGATCTATCAGCTCTAAACCATAAGCATGGTAAGAGTCTTACCTTCCTTGCTTGTGTGGTTGTTTGTTCCCAGAAGTTTTTTAAGTCTCCTGGCATTATGACTTTTCTTCTTTTAACTTCGATAGCAAAACCATCTAAACCTAGTAAGTCGTGGCCACCGCCAAAAGTTTGTGAGTAGTTAACTTCTAATTGAATACCTAAGAGGTCTTTAATTTCGTCAATAACTTCTCTCTCGCCTCTGCGACCTTTGTTTCGTGCATTGACCAAACTATTCTCCGACTTGTGAGTTTTCTTCTAGCTTTTCTATTTCAGCAATTTTGTATCGAACCTGGCCACCTAGCTTTACATACTTTGGGCCTTTGCCTGTTGATCGCCAGTTCTCTAAAGTTCTTGGAGACATTCCCCACCTAGACGCAAGTTCGTTTTGATTTAAAAATATTTTTTCTTCCATGTTGTTTACCTATTACTGTGTGGATTATGTTATTCTACTCTATGTAATTTTGATAAAGCAAGTTACTTTAACAAAATAATGTAAATAAATTTAATCATTGATTTGGAGGAATAAATGAGTATAGATAATGTAACGCCTCAAGAGTGGGATAGAGCAAGAATGAAAGCAACACAAAAACAAATTGGTGGAAGCCATTACAAAGATAAAGGTATTCAACCTTTAGAGTATGCGTATAGCAATGGACTAACACCTAACTTAACCAATGTAGTTAAGTATGTAACCAGAGAAAAAGAAGATAGAGTAAAAGACTTACGAAAAGCTATTCACTATATAGAACTAGAATTAGAAATGGTTTACAAGGTTGACCCAGAAGGTAATCCTTTAGATTAATTAGACATTATTATTTTAGTCATGTGGTCGCCTACGTTCTGCATTTCTTCAATAGCTTTTGGCTCTCTAATTTTACAGTACCTTTTAAAAGCAGCAAAACTTTTATGACCAGATAATTTCATGGCTTCTGGAGTGTCCATTACTTCTTTAGCCATAGTACAAAAGTTATGCCTTAGATCATGTAAGACAAGTTCTGGTCTACCAATAGATTCTCTTAACTCTCTCCACATCTTTATGGGATAGTCTACGTCTAATATGTATTCGCCTTTTCTTTCAATCTTATTAATAACCATCATGGCTTGATTGCTTAGATAGATAACCCTGTCTTCGTTAGTGGTATGAGAAGTCTTGTGTTCTTTTAATATAATTTTATTACCCTCTAACTGTGACCACTTTGCTTGACCTATCTCGCTTCTTCTACCACCAGTAAACATACAAAGTTCTATAAAATCTAAAGAGCTTTGGAAGTTAGGTCTTGTAGTGGTTCTTTTAATATTAATTTGTCTTTGCAGTTCAGAAAATTCTTGGTCTGATAATTCATTGGCCCTGGGTGGCTCTGGATTTTTTTGTATCTTGCATGGATTAACTTCTGTCAATGATAGGGATATAGCATGATTAAACGTGCCAGACATTATCTCTATAACTCTGTTGGCCATAAAACTAGCTCTCTTAGTTATCTCTAAATGCAGTCTGGTAACGTCACCTCTATTAATATCTTTTAATTCTTTTTTACCAAGACCATCTCTTACGTCTTTATCCCACATTCTAATCCACTCGGATTTATCTCCCTTTACACACTTACGGTTCTGGGTTCTTAACTTGTCTACATAGTAACCCCAGGCATCATTTAATGTTTCACCTTTTATCTTTACTTCAAAAGGATCAATGCCTTGTGCAATTAAACCTAATGCTTTTCTAACTTCGTTCCTGGCAACATTAATTAAAACATCTTTAGATGCTATTTTCTTTTCTCTTCTTTTGCCGTTGATTTTGTAATGAATGTAATATCCTGTTGGATAAATTTTAAGACTGTTAATTTGTTTATCAGTTGTATACTTCGCTGCCATTGTTTGCTCCTATCCGTCATATATCCGTCAGTTACTACTGGATATACAAGTGTTTTAATTACCTATCGTGTAGATTATAAACTTAATTTTGTAAAGAAAACAAGGGTTTTTAGTACATTAAAGTACAGAGAGGAACTTGTGTGATTGTATGATTTTATAAATGAAAACCAGGTGTCCTAACCGATAGACGAAGGGGTCAAAGACCAGAAATCAGCCATTTATTGCTTGTTTACTAGGATTAGATTGAGCAAGATTTAGCTCCATCCGTGATATATCCGTCATCATTATAGACTCCATAGCACCATGTAAACTTTTAATAGAATTGGTTGATTCCATGATGTCGTCATTTATAGATAATTGACCTTTTTTGCAATCAGCAAATGGCACGAAGTATATGTTCTGGTATTTAAGATTAACCAATGCGTAAACATCTATGGTGTTTTCTTTATATATTCTGCAATTACTACCAGAGCCTTTGCGTAGATCAAACCGCCAACTGATTCTTCCCTTTTCTATATGAGTAACTGTCTTGACTTGACAGCGATACATTTTGTTTTCCCACTCAAACACTACATCGGCTGCTGCTCCGTGAGGCATTACTGTAACGGTGTCTGTTTCTCCAGCGATAACTGAACAAGCTAGGTATTCTCCACTCCTACCTATTCGTTCTGTCTTTCTTGACATGGTAAGTCATGTTAGTTAGAAGAATCATCCTCATCTAAAATTTCTGGAATATTATTTAATATGTAAGCTCTTGCAGCTAATTGATTTTGTTTTGTATCAGCCTTTAACATAATAAGAGCAAATTCAGGATCAAGCATTGCTTTTGTAAGTATTTTTTCTCCTACCTCGTCAGCAGTACCACCCCTTATCATATCTCCAAACCAATTACTAATTGCAAAAACACCCCTTCCTTTAACTATACCGTAAACTGATGCTAGAACTGTTTTTATTCTTTTTGAATCTTGTTGTAGTGGATTAGTGCTACTTCCAGATGTTGTTTGTATATTTATTCTATCTAGCTCTGTAACTCTTTGTCTTACTCTATTTAAAGCATCCATTTCAGTTTTATTAAATATACCTCTTAAAACCTTTTGCATTTTTGGTTCTGTTAATAATCTGTTTAGCTTTGCTAAAGATGCAACATTAATTTCATCACCAGCAGAAGTTACTCCTTTTGTGTTTACAAGCCTTCCATAAATTTCATCTCTAATACCAGCTTTAAGACCAAGCCTTGCTTCTGGATTATTACCAATAATATTTTTTAATTTAGCAAGTTCTACTGTTGGGTTTTCGCTTGATAATATTTTTCTTATCGCATCTTCTGGTTGTAAATCTGTAAAGTACTTAAATGCAGATTTGTTTGCATTAGATTGTGTTTGTTTTAAATTATTTTTTGCATTTACAACAGCTTTAGCAAGACCAGTTGTTTTATCGGCCTGTCCTTTGAGTGTAGTTCTTAGACCAACAATCTCAGATTTTAATGCTGGAAACTGATCTAATATTGAGTCATATCTTTTCATAAACTCATATATTTGTTTAGGAGCTACTTCACCCTTACCTTTAAATGCTCTTTGTGCTAATTCACCAATCATAAATTCTCTAACTTGAGCTTCCATTATTTCAGGGTTTTGTACATCGTTAATAATCTGTCTAAGTTGTGTAGCACCCTCTGTAGGCCCTAATAAAAATTTCTGTGCTGTTTTTGTTTGTAGATTTTTATTACTAACAGTATCATCCGCCCATTTACCACCAAGACCGTCTTTAAATTTAGGTGCATAAACATTCTTATAAAAATCATTAGCCTTAACAGCCGCTTCAGCTGCATCAGATGGAATACTTGTAAAACCTTCAGGAACTATATTTTGTCCTTGATTAAAACTTGCTAAGTTTTCTGTATATTTATCAATCGTTCCTCTAATTTTTTCTAGGTTTTTTGCAGCTACGACTGAATCATTTTTATATGCTTGGCTAATAGCATCATTAATATTTGCTCTTAAACCTATCAATTCTTTATAAGAACTTCTATTGCCTTTTGCCTGTGCTTCTATAGCATTGTCTATAGCCTTAAAAATTCCTCCACCAAATGTTTGAACAGCATCAGCCTCTGCTGTTTTTAATGGTGCTTTTGGTTTTCTTATAAAGTCAGCTGCTTTTTTTAATAGTGTTAAATCTACTTGTAATGTACCCTCTGGATCAATAGCATCATATAAATCTTTTTTCTGTTTATTTAAAACAAGTAACTCATTTTGTAGTTGATCATCTAAAGTTGTAGATGCAGACTCTTGGCTAGACCTTGTTGTATTGTTGTATTTTGCAATTTGTGAATCTAATTCTTTTTGTGCTATTTCATAGTTTTGTTCAGACTTAAAAACATTTGATTCAGCACCTCTTATATTTGTTTGTCTTGCTTCTTTAACTACAGAAGCTGTATCTGCGATGTTACCAGTAGATGAACTTATATTTTTTGTTTCATCTCCTAAAGCACCTACATTTTTCATCATTCTTTGAACCATTTCTGGTCTACTTGATATAGCTCTTTCTGTAGCTATACCCATTATATCTCCACTAGAAACACCTGTGGTTGGGTTGTAACCAGGTATATCAGCTCTGTTTACAACATTTTCAAGTTCGGCTTCTGCTTTTTTAGGATCAAAAAATATGTTTCCAGGCTCTTGAAAGACCTCTGGTAATTCTCTTTCTATATTTTTTTGTGTTGGTAATTTTGAACCAATATATCTCAAAGGCGATAATACAGTATCAACTGCTGGGCCAATGCCTAAAACTTCTCCACCAACTTTTAGTCTTTGTGTTGCTGGGTCATCTGTTGGCTGTATTGCTGTAGGGCCTCCTAAAAGGTTTCCAAGAGAAGATGTTTCGCCTGGAACTGAAACAGCAACATCTGAAGCTGCTGATCCTAGTAAACCTGTTGCATAATTTACTGCTCTTGGAGCATTAGCAAACTGTGTGGCTTTAAACGCAGCCATTCCAGGAACTGCATATTGTCCTATAGAAGCAGCAGTATCTGTTCCTGGTAAACCGCCTTGTATTTTTGGAATTGTTTTTCTTACAGACTCCGCTATATCTGCTGAACCTTCTGAACCAGGTAATCCTGTTTTAGCATATAAGTCAAAAGGCAAAGAACCAACACCTCTTAAAATATTACTTGCTGCTTTAAAGGCTGTTTGTTCTAAAGGGCCGCTTGTTAAAGGGTTGTAACCAAGATTAACAATATTTTGTCCTTGGTCATTTTTTTGTATGTTTTGTATTCCCAGAGTTGCTAATGCAGTATCTCTAAAATTAGATTTGTTTTCAATTTCAGATTTAGGTAAAGGTTTAGGTATTATCTTTAAAGATTTTTTTTCACCTGCAAGTATTTTAATTTTTTGCAAGTTTTCTTCAGATGGGTTTCCATCGCCATATAAAAGAACAATAGCTTTATCAATTTTATCTATTTTTGCTTGATTGGCGTTTGCCATTTTATTGAATTCCTAGTTCATTTAATATATCGTCTGCTGATTGGCTATTTTGTTGTGGTGCAGAATAACCAAATGCAGGTAAGTTTTTAAAATTGTTTACACTACTTTGTATGCTTTTGTTACCTGGATACATTAATTGTTGTCTTTCCAAATATGTATTGTGTTGACCAGTTAAAGATTTGTTCAATGATCCTAAAACACTTAATCTTTTGTCTACATTAGCACCAGAGCCTCCAATCATTTCTATAGCAGCATCAACATCTTTATCTGATAATCTTCCACCAGGGTCTTGTTGCTTTGCCAGAGAATAAGCTAGTCTCATTACTGTGGATGTTGCTATACCTCTGTCAGATGATATTTTATCTAAAACGCTTCCGTGTTTATTTTGAATATAGTTAATTCTTTCAGAATATTCTGTTGGATAGTTTTGTTGAAAGCTAAGCAATTTATTAGCTGATTTAACTTGATAAATACCTGTATTTACAAGGTCGGCTATTGATCCAGCTAAGGTAGGTGAATCTCTACCTTTATCAAGAACTGTAGCAAGATCATTAATTAAGTTTAAGGTGTTTGTTGTATCTTCCCATTTAAGAGAGATTTCTTCATTAGCACTTGTGGGTGCTGAAAATGCTCCAGATGGATTAGCACCAACTGTAGCGAATCCTTTTTTTGTTAAATTATCAAGCAGTTCAGGATTATCATTTAAATCCCAGTTAGTAATAATTTTAGGAAGCGAATTACCATTGCTGTCAAAAAACGGTATTACTTTCTTTGCTCCATATACATTGGTTTTTAACAAATTCATTTCATATTCTTCTTGTGAATTTAGATTAGTCTTATTGTTCAACTCCATAAGTCTATTTCTTGATCTTTCAGACTCTGTGTTAGTATTTTTAGACCCACTAGAGATATAATTATAAGCAGCTGTTTTGCCAAATAACTCATATATTCTTTGAGCTTCAGGTGGCAGTGATGCAAGTAATTTTTCTTCATCTAATCTGTCTTGTTGCGCTTTTGCCCTAGCAGCCTCTTCAGCTCTTCTTTTGTCTATGTTATTTAAAAACTGATTTTGTGCGCCAAAGTTACCAGATTGACCAGCGTTCATTGCTTGTAAAGAATCAGCAAAGTTTCTTAACTTACTAAACCTTTCAGATCTTTTTCTTTTAGCTTCTTCTTCTTCAGCTTGTTTTGCTCTAGCCTCAAGAATAGGAGCCATGCTTAAACCAAGTGAGCCTGTAGAATTGTTGTTTATACCCAATCCTGCTTGTTGTAGTAATCCCATTGGGTTGTTAAAATCTCTTATTGCCATAATTATTTCCTATCCAAAAATTCCGCCTTCGCCAAACAAAGTATCTAATGAAGTTACTGCACTACCAATTCTTCCAGCTGTACCTTGGTCATAATTTTGTACGATTCCTGGATTCATTCCAAAGACTGAACTTGATAACAAACCAAGTTGTTGCGGCCCATAATTTAATGCTCTCATAAACTCGTTGTAACCAGAGTCCATTCCAGCTTGTTGTAGTCCTTGCTGTTGTGAACCAATACCAGATAATAAACCTAAGTTTCTGTATTGGTCGCTTAATTGATTGCCTAATAAACCAGATCGGAACTGTCTGTTCTGCATTTCTAGTCCTGGTTGCATAAATCTTGCTCTATTTATTGCGTCCATGTTAGCCATGTTCATAGCGTTATTATAAGAGCCTTGTTGTAAACCAAATTGATTTAATGCGCTTTGGTCAGATGAAAATCTATTCGCATCCATTGAACCTTGTTGTAATGCTCTTCTATTGGCCGCATCCATACCAGCAATACCCGCTTGTTGATTTAGTTGTGCTTGACTTTGCGAGACATCTCCAAGTAGTCCTTGTCTAGCCAATCCAGCCTGTTGACCAAAGGTTGCATTTTGCATAGCAATAGCTCTATCTGCATCAGACATATATCTATCTGCATCAAACTGTCTTCCTATGTCTTGACCAGCTAATGATGTAGCTCTATCAAAACCTTGTGAACGTAAATTACCAGATGCTTTAGCAACTGCATCTGCAAAGTTTTTATTTGTTTCTGATTCTAATATTGCTGAACGTGAACCACCAAAAGCACCTCTACCGATTGCCGCGTCTTGGTCGCTTTGTAATTGCATTTGTCTTGCTCTGTTTAAATCACCAATAGTGCTATCTATCACTTGTGATTGAAAAGGATTTTGATATGCGCCTAAGTCTGTGCTTAATAATGATTGTGGTTTGACATCTCTTACATCACCACGATTAACGGAAGCACCACTATATAAATCTACTGGAGAAATATTAGCTCCACCAAATCTTTCTACTGGAGCTAGATTAACTCCTTGTTGCATTGCTGCTGGTTGTAATTGTGTTGCTGTACCAGTAAAGGGTGTTACTGATGGTGTTGATTGATTCGCTAGAGTATTAAGTTTTTGTCTAGGATCAAAGCTCATGGATTGATTGAACATATTTCTTGTTGCATCAAATCCTTGTAATTGGTCTGGGTTAAATCCAGCTACTCTTGGGCCAGTATAAGGAACGAAAGGTTGGTTAGCTACGCCTGTAGCTTTATTATACAAATCGTCATAACGAGCCTGTGTCGCTGGATCAACGCTTGATGTTTGTGTATCTCCACTACCTTTAATAGCTCCGTATGCTGTAGCTCCTGCTGTAATGTATGGTAATGCTTGTGCCATAATAATTCCTTTATAATTCCTTTACTAATAAGTTCATTTCTTCAAATCCATGTGGTTTTAATTTTCTTATCCAACCTTTACGACCACCGCCAATAATTTTCTTGCAGTCACATTGTTTGGCAAATTCTTCCAAGCTGGGTAACATCTCTATTACTTCTTTGTAGTTTCCAGCTACCAAATTAATACTTAAAACTCTGTATCTTGGGTATTCTGCAAATTCAGTAACTATTACTGAATCTGTATTGGGCCAAATGAACATCTCTCCCGCCCTTATTTTTTCTTTAATATCAGTTAAATTATACATATCTTGGTGCTTTAATGCACGAATAATATGATGCTCTAACCTGTCGAACTCTAGTTCCCAAGACTCTTTTTGTGCCTCTTGTATGTCTACTGCTGTATTAGTCGCCTTTTCCATACTCAACAATACTTGCATAAACAGTTAAATTACCAGCACGATCTGCTTGTATCTTCACAACATCGCCTTGATGTAAGAACATACTTCTAGTTAAAAGCTCCTCTGTATCATAAGCAGTAATGTTATATTCTTTAAATAAAGTATAAGTAGTACCTGCATTATCTACTGTAAAGGTAATCTTA